CCTAAGGAACTTGCGCAGCAGAGAACGCTTAAAGGACCTGTTAAACCACAGGTCACTGCTCCTACTATTAAAGTTGAAGATACCTCTGATAATACCAGTGATGATTCTTCCAAACCTAAAGCAGATAAGGTAGTAGATGTTACTCCAAAGACCGACAAAACAGCTAAGGAGACCGATAAGAAGAAGAAGCCAAAGCCGAAATCAGAGATAATTTCCGATGATTCTTTGTCTCCTAGAATTAGGAGGCAAATTTCCATTGATGAAGACTCCTTTATGGCTGAGTCTGCTGAAGTTATGAATGTTCCAAGTGATCAAACTCCTTTGCTTTCATCCAATCCCGACCAGGAGGATTTGAAACCTGATAGGCTAATACCGTTAGTTGATGTTAGACCCCTGGTTAGGAGATTTCAATTTTCACAATACTATACGTATCAACAAACATCTGGTTCGTCTGATGCCCTGGTTATTCCCGTGGGAGACTTGATAGATACCTGGAGGGATCCTTTCGACGCGAGGGGTTCTCGAATGGTTTGCTCTCGAATGTTCTACGGTTATAATGGGGGTATCAAGTATAAATTGAAGATTTTTGGAGCATCGTCGTCCGCAGTCAGGTATATTCCACCCAACATAGCATATAATCCAGCAGTTAATGCCTATGTTAAAACCCAGCCTGATGTTTCCCAATCTGGTTTTTGGTTGGAGAGATCGCTGGAAGGTGCATGTCCTACGGTTATGACAGAGTTGTCAACCTTCTCGCACAATGGCGGTCCATTAGGAACCATTTGTCAATTCGAAGGGGTTATTCCTCATAACACTATATATAACTTCTTGGGTTCTATGGAGTGGGTGCGAGATGAGGGAAATGATAATACATCGTTGTCCCCTCAGAATAATTTAGGACATTTATACGTTGACTTTAATTTAACAACGGGAGCAAAGGTTGAAGTGGTTGCTTATGCAGCCTTTACTGATGAGACACGCTTTGGTTTCCAAGTTTTTGCTCCCGTTTTGGATCTCCCCTATACAACTGTTAGTGGTGATAAATTTTACATTACAGCCGAAGAGATACCCTCTGGAACACCAACGGGTGCACCTACAGCGTTATCAGCAGACGCTCCTGCTTGGGCTTATTACTCATCACTTCTAACCCCTTTTTCTTAAAGTAGGTGGACTAGGCCGTCCTTAAACCTCAGTCGTAAGGTAAGTTACGTCCGGCCAGTTGCCGAGCTGGCTTCAAGTAGAAGGCCCTATCGTAATTGT